TGGTATTTCATTTCAACTTCGCCCGTCATTTCCCCAAAATGATAGCGATGGTTAGGCATATTTTTATGCAAAATGACAAGAATTAAAGTGCGTCATGTTGTACAAACACAAGTGCAAACTATGTACTATTTTTGTACAAAATTACGTCTTGCATTTTGTCTCCTATGTGGTATAATATAATCAGAAAGAGAGAAAGAGAGGTAATAAAAATGAAGAAACAGGATACATATTATGAAAAGGAAAGAATGATGTATGTGGTAGCTGTTGTTAAAGGCGATAGCTCAGAAGCTTCATTGCATATGGGAAGAATGCAAGGATATAAAGATGCTATGGGCAATATGGGTGTTGATTTTGTGAAAATATGTGATATGCATGATAGAATAATGAGTGCTATTGATTTTGCATATCGTATGAGAAGGAGATATTTGAAAAAATAATTAAAAAAGCCACACGGTGGCACACGGTCAATTGTGACTGTTATAAGAAAAAAGGAGGAAGAAAACATGACAAATTATGAAAAGGCACATGTGCTACTTAAAGCAGGAGTAGCCAAAAAACACTATACGTATGAGAAGGGAAAAACGCGGTGTATCGTACTTGACTTAGGCGGTGCATATGTTGGCTTTATACAACCAACGGATAAATATGTTGACGTTGCGTCTTCTGGAACACATGTTTCTTTAGGAAATATTGATTTAGTCAACATGACTGTAGTTGACGTTTCAAATAGGCATAGATACGACCTCCCTATTAAGAAATGGGAGGGCACAGAATGATTTTTGCGGGCCTGTCAATAGCAGGCCTAGCAATAGCAATACTGATAGTGGCTGAGTTGATAGCTCAGTTGCTATATGGCAAGGAGGATGAAGAATGATTTTTGTTAAAAAAGCAATACTAGGCGACATGGTTGTAGACTTTAAAAGAGCACTGCAAATAGTCGGTGTAGATGAATTTAATGTTTATCTAGCCGATAGAGTTTACAAATTTGACGGATTTCCATATATTCAGTCATACTCAAAGGAATGGCAATTCATTGGGGCAGCAACAGGCACGGTATTAAGTTTCGAGCATAAGATTAAGTAGAACATGCGTTTGTTGCAGGAATATGTGCGAAGTTAGTTATATCTAACTACCGAGCAAAATAAACAAAACTTTTTTCAAAAAAATTGTTGACATTTCAGTACAACATCGATATAATAAATAATGTAAAGAGAAACGACAACTCTTTACTCTCTCCTCCTTTCTTATATAGAAAGGTTGACAGGCAGGTGGCGGAAACACTTCCGACGGGTTCGACTCCCGTTCTGTCAATTCGCCGGCGGGCGTTAAACGAAAAAACACACATAAATGGAGGGTCTTAAAATGGCAAGAAAAAGAATGGTTACTCGTACCATTACGAGCACAAAAGCGAAAGCGACAGTTTACGTATACGAGAAAGATGAGATACAGACAGTCGAATACAATTTATTAGGCGAACTTTCACTCAATCAAGCCCTTAAAGTTATTGCGATGGATCATAAAGAGGTGCGTCCTCTGAAAGTAACAGAAGTAGAGGTACAGAAAGAACTGTACGGGATGCCAGAGGAGAAGTTTTTGGAATTAGCCGAGATTCTTCCTGCAAGGGTTAAAGCTCAGTCTGAAGAATAATGTAACACGTTAACAAATTTGTTTTATGTTCACACAATACAACGAAATCAAGAAAGGAATTAAAAAAAGCATGATTACAATTAAAAACGAAACTAAAGAATTTACACCTATTGAAAAATACCTTTTAACATTAGCCCCTTCAATTAAAACTGTTAAGACATTACAGGACGGTGATGTTATTAACGTGGCAGGTTATTTAGAATTTATTGACGAAAAAGATGATGGCACGTCAGTAGAACTGATGTCAATCATCACAACGGACAATAATGTTTTCAGTACTCAGTCTGTGACTTTCAAACGTTCTATTAAAAACATTGAAACTGTTATGCAGTTTCCATTCCCTGTAAAGAAATTCAGCGGTCAGTCAAAGGCAGGACGCAAGTACGTTGACTGTGTACTTGATATTGAAAGCTTATAATTTAAAGCAACTAATTAAATAATAGATAGGCGCTCACGACATACAGTGAGCGTCATTCTTACTTATTTAATGTTTCACGTGAAACATATTTATGCAGGAGGTGGCGAAAAATGTGCTTTGACGAATTGTTTGATAGAAAATGTGAAGTAAAAGTTTGTGATATAATACAGTTATTTCTAGCAGGCTATGATAAGGTTTATTTGAATTTATCAGATACTAACGAAAACTATATTTTATCAAATGAACGTATAATATCGTCTAAGTGGATTCCTTATTACGAATGTAATATTCTTTACCTTTTAGATGACTGTGGTTTTTTAACTCTAGTAATCTAGGGAGTTGTAGAGGTGTAACATGAGTAAAAAATTAACAGCATACGAACGTGAGCGAAATCGTATAAAACGTCTTGAACGTAAGCTTAAAAAGCAAGGTGTACAGTATGTTCCAACAAACATACCAACCTTGCGCCAGATTAAAGCAAAGGGTTTTGCAGGAAAAGAATTAAGGGCTTATGTCAATAAGTTAAAAAAGATTGACGTCGAAGCACTTAAAGCAGAAGTTGGCATACCTCACGAAGAGAATATAGCCTTTAGCAACTTTAATGACGAATTTCTTTCAAAATATGGTTCATTTACACCAGAAGAGGAAGATTTATTCTATGGTTACAAAGATGCATCAGATGAAGAAATAGAGAATGAACGCAAAAGAAAAGAAGCAGAATATCAAAAAGCGGCTACAGAATTCACATCTTCATTAGGCAAAGCTGTTGATTTGAACAGAAGCAGGAGAAAAGACGCAATTTCATATTCAAAAAGTATGCAGTCTTTCCTGCTGAATATGATTAATGATATAGGCGCATCTGAGGTCGGAAGAAGGCTAGTTGAAGCGACCAGAAATATGAATGATATAGACGTTTTAGTTTCAGCTGTGCTGTGGGGTTCATCGGTTGCAGTCATAAATCAAGCAACAGACGAACTTTTACAAATAATTAATGGTTCGCCATTAACATTTGAAGAAAAAGTTCAAGCTGAGTCAATGAATGAATCAGAAAATGGGTGGTGATAGCATGGCAAGGCCTAAAAAAGTAAAGTATCTGGTTGGAGACTTTGAAACAACAGTCTATGAGGGCCAGAAAAATACAGAAGTTTGGGCATCTGCCATTGTAGAAATGTTCACAGAAGATGTTTCTATATTACATTCAATAGACGAAACATGGGAATATTTAAGTAGTTTGAAGTCGAATTTGATAGTTTATTTTCATAACCTAAAATTTGATGGCAATTTTTGGATATCGTTTTTTCTGAATAAGTTGAATCTAAAACAAGCATATACTGGCGACGGCGTTAATTCTTGTGAATGGAAACACGACAAAGAAATGTATAACAATACGTTCAAGTATACTATTTCTGAAATGGGGCAATGGTATAGTATCAAAGTCAAGATAAATAATAAGGTAATAGAATTTCGGGATTCGTTGAAGCTACTACCATTCTCCGTGAAAGAAATAGGAAAAGCCTTTAAAACAAAGCATCAGAAACTTGACATGGAATATACTGGTTTTCGTTATGCAGGCTGTGAAATTAAACCAGAAGAAAAGAAGTATATAGCTAACGACGTTCTGGTTGTCAAAGAAGCACTAGAGATTGTTTTTCAAGAGGGGCATAATCGCCTTACAATAGGAAGTTGTTGTCTTGCTGAATACAAACAGATAGTTGGTGAAGATGATTGGAAAAGAAGATTTCCAGATGTCACGCAAATAGAACTAGATTCCAAGATATATGGAAAGACAAACGTTGACGCTTATATAAGAAAGTCATATCGTGGGGGGTGGTGTTATCTTGTAAAAGGAAAAGAAAACAAGATATACACAAATGGAACTACAGCGGATGTAAATTCTTTGTATCCATCTATGATGCATTCAATGTCTGGCAACAGATATCCTGTCGGAAAACCGATGTTCTGGTCTGGCAACTTTATTCCAGACAGAGCCCGGCAAAACAATATGTATTTCTTTATCAGAATAAGAACAAAATTCTATTTGAAAAGTGGCAAGTTGCCATTCATTCAGATAAAAGGAAATCTGTTATACAAAGGTACAGAGTCTTTACAGACGTCTGATGTGTTTGACAAAGCTACTGGCAAGTACTATGATAAGTACATTGATATTGATGGCAATACCTGTGATGCAAGAGTAGAACTAACATTGACTATGACAGATTACTTTCTTATTCTTGAGCATTATGAACTTGTTGACTTTGAGATTCTTGATGGATGTTACTTTCATTCAGAAGTCGGTATATTTGACGAATATATCGATAAATACGCAAAAATAAAAATGACTAGCAAGGGCGCAAGGCGTACACTTGCAAAGCTATTTTTAAACAACTTGTATGGCAAAATGGCTTCATCAACAGATTCTTCATTCAAATTAGCATATATTAAAGATGATAACTCAATAGGGTTTATCAATATTACCGCTAAAGATAAAGAAGCGGGCTATATTCCTGTTGGTTCAGCTATAACAAGTTATGCTAGAAACTTCACTATAAGAGCGGCACAAGCTAACTATCATGGTGTTGAAGAACACGGCTTTATTTACGCTGATACAGATAGCATCCACTGTGACTTACCACCAGAACAGATTACAGGCATTAAAGTCCATGAAACTGATTTTTGTGCTTGGAAATTAGAATCCTGTTGGGATAGGGCTATTTTTGCAAGGCAGAAAACATACATCGAACATGTAACGCATGAAGATTTGCAGAAGATTGAAGAACCGTACAACAACATTAAGTGTGCAGGAATGCCACAGAGATGCAAAGACTTGTTTGAATTGTCGATGTCTGGAAAAGCTGTGTATGCTGATTACAAAGAAAATACACCAGTTAACAGATTTCTTTTCAATCAAGTTACACATGAGCCTATCGTTAGAACATTTGACGATTTTAAAATAGGTTTAAATGTACCATGTAAATTAATTCCAAAAAGAATAGACGGGGGTGTTTTACTTGTTGAATCAACGTATCAAATGCGGTAAATCAGATAGTCAGATAAGAAAAGATATTTACACTATGCTAGATGAAGATTACAACGAATACATTAGAGTATATGATGCAAAGCAGGCGTTACTTGCAATTAAGCGTGTAATAAGGATGAACAAGTTAGAAAATGCTTTAAAAATATTGATGAATTCATACACGTATTATGAAGCAGATTTATTTTATAAAGCCTTTGTAGAAAAATATATTAATGTATTAAGGAGTGAATTGTATGAAAAAAATTAAAGTGTTGGCAAAGAATCATGGATATTTTAATTCAGTTCTTCCAGAAAAATATGCGTTAGGTGACTGGATTGATTTAAAAGCAGGTAAAACAATGCATATTAAAGGGGGTGAATATGTTAACATACCGTTAGGCGTGGCTATGAAACTTCCAAAAGGATATGAAGCACATGTATTACCAAGGTCATCAACTTTCAGAAAGTATCACATTTTGATGACAAATAGCATGGGAATTATTGACAACTCATACTCTGGCAGGAATGATGAATGGTGTTTTCCTGCTTATGCTGTTGAAGATACAGTGATAACAAGAGGTGATAGGATTGCACAATTTAGAATTGTAAGAAATCAGCTAGAAATTGAACTGGTTGAAGTGGAAGATTTAACAGATAGTGACAGAAACGGTTTTGGGTCAAGTGGGGTGAGATAATGCAAAGAATAGTTTTTGGTATGAGTGATACAGAGACAAAAAAGTTCACTCTCGATTGGTACACCGCTTGTAGAAATATTCGAAAAGCTAAAAAAGATTCTTATTTTAAAAATAGAAAAAGTTCACAGGGAGTTAATTATTCTTATAAATGGTAGGTGAAAAAATAAAGAAAATGAAAAAGACATTGGTTGCAGTATTGTTAATTTTATCAATTCTAACTGGTTGTAGTAAAAATGTTGACTATGATACAGATGACAATTTAATAAAAGTTTGTAGTTCTAGTTGGGGGACATTATGTATATGAATATTACGACAGAGAAACAGGCGTAACATATTTATGTACAACCGATGGTGGCATTACACCAAAAGTAAACTCTAATGGATATGTATATGAAAGTAATAGGTGATATTATGAAAGCACCCTGTAAAGATTGTAACAAAAGATGTTTAAATTGCCATTCAGCTTGTGAAGAATACTTTCAATACAGGTATGAAATAATGAAAGCGTCTGTTGCTGAGTATAATGATTCAAACCATAAGGCGTACGTAAGTGAAGCGTGTCGGAGAATGAAGAAAAGAAAGAGGTAAAATATGGCACTATATGATTTAACTAAGGTTTTAAGTTCAAGCACAAAAGTAATGATTTATGTAAGAAATCAGATTGGCAATATGGTTGTTGTGTTACATACAAATGATATTAGTAAAGACGAATTATTTGGTTTGTGTGTTGCAAGCAACAAATTAAATGATGCAGAAATTCTTATGCTAATGGCTAAAGACGATTGTGTTCACGTCGGAATAGGTAAAATAGATGTAAACAGTAATACAAGAATTATATAAATGAATTAAGAATAGGAGAAAAAACATGGGCAATAACAAGACGCTTGTTGACTTTTTAGCAATTGAAGTAAATATTATCAACCAAAGGCCTTACTATACTATAATATATCATCCTATTAATTGTGAAAACTCATTTAAGGGGTATGAAAGTTATAGTCTATACGCTGTCAATGAATGGATAAAAGAACATTTTATTATAAAGAGTTCGGTGATATAAATGACTAATATACTCAATTTGTTTTTTGTACTAGTTATGCTGTCAGCTATAAGTGCAAGATTATTTAATGAATTAACATTGTTTTTTGTAATGTGTGTTTATTCACTGCTTTTGTGTATAGCATTAGCAAACTAATAAAAAAGGGGTCTTATTTGACCCCCTTTATTATTTTAAGGTGTAATTAAAGTTTTCTATCATACTTAAAAAGAAGCGTAACAACAACATTCACAGTTATTTCATATGTCAATTTAGAATTAGCATAAATTTCATACGTTCCAGTTGCTTCGTTAATTGAATGAAAATTAATGGTTACATTTCTATAGTCGAATCCGTCACTTGATGATAAGCCAGTTATACTTCCAGAAAGTAATGTATATCCAGGGGTAAGTTCAAACCCTCTTGTGATTTGAGCAGTTTGTCCTGTAACTGGGACTTTCATGTCAAAAGAATAATCAATTTTAGTTATTAAGTCATTTGTAACTAATGGTATAATAACAGGTTTCGAAGAACTGACGCTAGAAAACACACCACCACCAACAACCGAAAATGAAGTATCCGAAATTGGTGCATTAACCCTTTTGTAAACTTCATTACTAAGGCTAATTTTTGCATATGGAATGATGTGTGAAAAATTATACTTATTAAAACCGCCCCTTGCACTATGATCATAAATGTAATAACCTGTTATTCCTTCAATCATTCTGCAATTATCAAAAGTATTTGCATAGGAATCGCCTGTGATATTGATAGCGTCATTATATAAATCTTCAAAACCGATATTGTAAAATTTGTTGTTATCAAATCCAACTGTTTCTTGTGTACCGCCTTGCATCACAACGCCATAGCCGCCCTTTATTCTACCACCAACGAATGTATTTTCGTTCACCCAACCTGCGCGATCTGTACCATCTAAAACTATACCTCTTTGTACATTTTCAAGATACGAAAACACAAACCTATCATATTGTGAATATTTTTTATTATCTTCATATTTAAAAATGATACCATTTTCAAAATATCTTATATGATTTATTGAGATATTTGAATACGCCAAAAGTTCAGAAACGTATAAACCACTTCCTGTGGCTAAATGCGTTTCACTTCTAGTAGCACCATATAACGCATTTATTTTAACATTGACAAACTGACCACCCAATTTAACGCAAGGCACATTGTTTTTTGATATTGTAATTTCACCATCAAGCGTTACCTTCGTGTTATTAGGCAACCAAGATAAATCAATAGTGTCTAATGTGGTGTATTTTCCATAAGGCAATAAAGCACTTTCACCATCTTTCATTTTTGCTTTAAGCTCAGAAAATACAGCAGATATGTCATTGGCATCAAAGCTTTTTAATTTAGTAAGGTCATATGTATAAACAGGCATTATAAGGGATTCGAGCGTTCCATCCTGCGCCATTTCATCAAGTTTTTTATTAACCATATTTTGTACGTCTAATGAATCAAAATAATGGTTAACGTGATCAATCAATTCATTAATTGTAACGCCAATCTCATTAAGCCTTTCAATAACCTTATTAAGCAATTCATAATAGCTTAATTCATCACCGTACACCTGTGGTAAAACAGGAATAGTGTGGTTACACCACTCTCTAAAATTTCTAGGTTTAAAACTCATATTGAATCACTCCCACATATCCCAGATTTGCATAAATAAATCTTCAAGTTCACGAATTAACATAGCGTCAATGTTTTTCATCTTTTCGATGTACTCATTCACCATACTAATATAAGTTATCGTGCCCTCTTTTCCCCATCTATGTTCTGCATATTCTTCTGTACTTTTTGCGTTCGTATCGCTGTTGCTCTTACTGTTACTACTGCTATTCGTATTGCTGTTTACTGCCTGTGTTGTATCACTAAGCGTTGCATCGCTCATATACTCATTCGCTTCTAAGTCCTCTAAACTCCCTTGTGGTGTATCGCTGTGTCTAATCTTTGCACTAGCTGTAGTGTTTGTTGCTGTATTAGAACTTGCTACGATGTCTGTGTTATCATTAACTTTTGTATCCGCATTCCTGCCAATATTGTGTTCAACATTCATATCAACGTTATCAATAACAGGAACATCAATGTTAATCGCTTTATAAAGCTTGTTGTAATACGGCATAATAACTGATAGTTTAGCGTCAAGCCTTAACTGCCACAATCCAAACGTTTCACATCCAATTTCTCTGGTGTAAAAGTGTTTAAGAATCTTTGTCTCAAGAACAGGTCTATAACTTTCGTCAAAGATTTCAAAAGGCGGAAAGATTCTGTTTCTGGACTTTTCAATGACTTCATTAACATTTGAATAACCAACCGACTTGTCAAGGCCTGCTAGTGATTCACAGATATATCTGACTTCTGATGTGTATCTACTCATGTTATCACCTCTATATAACAGAAGTACCTAAACTAGCTACTTTCACGCCACTAATAAATTCTTCTCGATTTCCTTCATCAGTTTCCTTGTCTGGTTCGTCCCCCTCATCAAAAATCCATGTTACGTCAAGCCCGAATTTTTCTTTAATCTGTTCACTTGCGTAATCTCTGGCCATCGTTCTTGAGCGTCTGTTAGCAAGAGCATCAGCATTAGCTGTGTCTACTTCGGATTTCACCATTCTTTCTTTTTTCTGTACAATAACAGATGTGATGCCAAGAAGTGCGTTTCCTCTGTTGTAAAGCGTCTGCTGTACTTCCATCAACTGAGGTGCTACCAGTGGTGCGCCAAGCTGTAACGCTTTAATGTCTTTTAATGAAAGATTATCGCCAACTGCTAAGTATGGATTGTCGGCGTCAACGCCTGCAAGAAGATTTTTAAACGTCAATCGCTCATTTTCCGAACATTGTACAATAACAGGTGTTTTTTGTGCTACACAGTTTGTATCTATTGTACCGTCAATTCTCCACAATCTATACGCCAATTCAATGTAAGCATTGTACATATTTGTTCTAAGCATGTTATCCCATATGATAACAAATTCGTCCTTGTTTAGCTCCCTCTGATATCCTGTCCATGGATTCCACACAAGTATTTTTGTGGGGTTGCCATAGCAGTCATAAGTACCAAGACACGAATACTGCATACAAGCATACTCTTCCGCGGCCGAATCGTAAAAGAAAGCAATAGAACCAAGCTCAAAAAGCTTTAACGCTAACCACCTTGAATCTATTTCTTTTGGCAAACCCTCAACACGATATGACGCAACAGCATTACTAGCAAACTTCATTAACCAACGATTATATTGTATGCCGGAAGAATATACCCTTTGAAAAAATCTTCGCTTACTTCTACTTCTCCCCATTTTAATCACCACCTTATTTATTATTTGCGGTGTAGTTGCCGAAGCTTGTTTTCCAAAACGTTACACCTTTTTTCAGAACACTCATGATTAGTTCTTCCGCATCGGCAGGAATTGCACCTGTTATAGCAACAGTAGAACATTTCACAAAATTCCATGACGGCCTTGTTGCAATGTTTGGAACTTTTAATCTACATACTTTATAGCCAAACATACTAAAATAGTTATCGGCTATTCTAGCATACTCTTCTCTTACTTGACGTACCTGTACAAATGTGTCCAGTATCTGCTGTGACCAAAGAACAGAGCAACCAGAATTACCACTTAATTTTGATGTGTCATGTGTTTCTTTGAAATAGTCTGACGCTGTGCTAACAGCACTACTTACCGCACTAACGCCTGCAAGACCTGCCGCTAATAAAGGCATCCCTGCGCCTGTTTCTATAGCCGCGCCTAAGCCAACACCTGCTCCAACTGTTCTACTGCCTGTACCTAAAATCCTAGGTAACCAATGAGCAATAGTACCACCCAGTTCTCCTACTCCATATGATGCGATTTCAGCTTGATAAGCGTCATATAAAAATGAACCTTTTATTCCGTAATTAAGCGTATAACCCTCTGTTTTATTTGTACCACTTGTAATTTTATAGTTTGTAGGTATGCACATTATCTGAGGTGTCACACTCTGGTTACCAGAAAAAGTTAATATTCTGTGTTCATAATCACTGAACAATTCTGGATGTAAAACCATCTTGTCACCAGTCGGAGCATAAACAACATAATCTACAAAAGGTGAAGAATAAAGTCTGTTATTTAGAGGTGTATAATTACCGAATTTTGTTGGCAAAGCAGGTAACTCTCTTGTTGTCTGTACTCTTGAGTCCGTGCCAGATGGCGCAAATATTTTTGGAATTGTGAAAATCTGTATAATGGTTGACTGATAGCCTGCTGAAATGACATTGTTCAGAAACGTTAATAAGTCATCGCTGTTATCTGTTGTGCCAATTTTAGAACCTTGAAAAATGCCACTCAAAACAGGCTTGTCAAACCATGTCGGCTGATTAGCTATTCCGCTTAACTGTGCATCACTGATACAGATTTCTACACCGTAAGTGTACTGTTTTGAAAACTCTGTCAACTGTTCTTCGATTGCTGTAATCATTTCACCTGTAGGTACATCCTCATTTAGAGTGTGTGCCCCTATACTATCATCAGTAACGTGTTCACGCTCTACAAAGCATTGCCCGACTGTACAATCAAAAAACCAAGTCTGAAACAAGTCAATAGTAAACCTTACTTCACAAGTGTTATTGGAAACATACTCAATGCTATTAATAAAAGCGTAAAACCACTTGTTCCCAAAAGCTGTATTTTGAAACATTAAATAGTTGCATTGATAAACGTCATCTGCTTTACAGAATAGGCGGAACGTGCCTTTATTGACACGTCCGTAACTCTGATTAGTAAATGACTTAACGATTTTATCAGACATATAACTATGCTGTGCATTTTTAGTTGCAAAATATTTAACATTGTCGTAACTTTTATCACATTCAACATTAGCAAGCAAATATATGTCGGTATCGGGTGCGATATAGCTCATTAAGTCACCACCTCATCAAGAAATTGTAATTGTTACCTCATCAGATTCAATAGTTCCAATGCTTGCTTTTGCTTTCAACGTACCTGTTGTTTCTGCTGTCCAAACGCCGTTCGAAGCAACAGTGCCAGTTGCTATACCACCTGTTTTAGTCCACTTGACTGTCTCTGTACCACCGGTGACTGTTGAAACTGTTGCCGTGAGAATGCCAGTTGCTGTACTGTCTTTGCCAAGCTTACCAGTAATCGCAACTGCTGATGGTGTAATTGTTGTGTTATCAGCTCTCTGTACAGGCACAGATTCAGCAGGGATACAACAAACTACATTTGCAAAAGGTGACACAGCGTACGTCTGCCACATGTGCAAGAAATAGTTGTGATCAAGTGAAACAGGGTTCGGCATATCTCGCATTTCAAAAACATTGTCATAAATCTGAACAAAATCTTCATCTAAGATAACACCTGCAATGTTATCAAGAAAAGCCATTTCATCAGCTGATGGTTCTTCATATGTAGGGTCATTTGCAAAAATCTTGTTGAGTCTCTCGACGTCCAGTGTACCGAGCGAATCAATAAGGATTCTACTGTTCAGATAATCTGCATAAGGAAGATTGAATGCAGCTGCGAGAACATTTGTGTCAATGTTTGCGTCATAATTGGTGTTGATAAGAATAACTTTTCTGTCATTCTCTGTAAATGTTTTAACTCCTGCAATAGAGAGCTTGTCTGTCATAAAGGACATATCATTTGAAGCTTTTCTAATCTGTGTAGCTGCTTCAAGATAATGCCCACCTGTGAATGTGTAGTAAGTAAGTTTTCCTTTGAGGATGTGATGACCAATCATGTATTTTGTAATATTGAATTCATCGTAAGCCGCCGCACTGTATACTGACTGAATGATACCGCTGACAAGTTCGTTCATACCTGCCCAAGAATTGAAAGCATTTTTGAGCATAGCACGATTAACTGTCACAGGGTAAGTCAACTGTGAATTCATCACATAGAAAGCAACTCTCACATCATTGTCAAATCTCTTAAATGCATTACCTGCGCCGTTGTCAGAACCACGAACTTCTTCATACTGAAAAACATTCGCAATATTTACAAAAATATCCTCAATGGTTTCACCTGTGTCAATGACACCTTTTTTCAATGTTCTTAATGGGTTGGTGTACATTCTGCTGGCGATTCTCGCAAAGGCAATCCTGTTGACAAGTGTGTTGATGAACTCGTTCATTAATGCAGGGTTATTCATTAAAATAGCACCAATACCCCGAAGCGAATCTGCGTCCGGTGTTGCGTAAGGAACATTCTCACGATAGTTATTTGACGCACTGTTTTTAATTGCGTTTACAACGTCAGCTGAAATGTTGGTATTTGTCGTAATTTTAGGTTTAGTAGGCATAAAAATCACTCCTTTATTTATTATCGTCGTATAAAACGCTATCAATAGTTAACTTTTTCATCTCATCCTCTGGATCTGGTTCTGGCTCTATTGGCGTTGGTGGCTGAGGTGTACCGCCCTCTTTGAATCTAGCTGTATATCTTTCTCGCCATTCCTTGTCATTATCAACGTATTTCTGATGCCAGTCCTCACCATCATCAATACCATCATCGTTGATTGTTTCTAAAATGCTGATAGCATCATCATCTGTTCTATCTCCAACAAATGCTAATAATGCGTCTTTTGTTGCCTGTTTCATGTTACCACCTCTTTCTTAGTTTTGGATACATCCATATAGGCATTCTGCGCTTAATTCCTTTACCTGTTGGTAAAGATGGATTAAAGCCCTGTAACAAATTAAAATAGTATCTTGCGTACTCTGCACGTTTTTCAATGGTTGCTGATGGGTCAGCAGGTCTTTCATAGCAGTACAAAAAGCATTTTGCCATATGCCCTACTTCATCTGTTGCAGTACAAAAAGCTTCCATTGTCTGATAAGTTCTGTACTCTGTCGGCACTGATGGAAAGTTTGGATACCACTCCTGCGGGTTGTCATGACGTTCATCGTCCAATCTCTGACATTGACCGTATCCGTTTGTATCGAGATTTGTTTGCCAATCTGGAAAGTTCTGGTTTAAATATGGAATAATAGTTTCAACCGCGGGTGTCCACTGAACTAAGCCATAGCCTCTTTCATCTACTGCAACGCCTTTTTCATACAAGTCTGCACTGATAAAAGACTCCATTGTAGCATTACCAAGTAATGCACAAACACCATTTAATGACCATCCTTTTGTAAGTAAATAGCTTGCAACGCAATAAGCGTTGTTTGTTGATTTCTCTGATGTGTAGCTATCTAGCCAATCTGGAATAGATTTCCAATGCAATTGTGTTGGGTCTGGCACTGTTCCAGTATCAACATCTGCATATATGAATCCCTGTAAGTAACCATTCATCCAGTCTGGACAATAGCCGTTACTCTTTTTTGCTTTTTCAGTCCAAAAATACTTTCCAGACGACCAACCGCTATTTGACGTTACAATGCCATCTGATGTTATTTGTTCAACGACTGCCACATGACCTGCGCCTCCGCTATTGTAGCCATAACAAGCAATAGCGCCAAGTTTTGGCTCTTTTCCTTTTGAAAAACCTGTTGTACGTGCGTACCAATTTGTTGCATTTGAAGTTGACAAACCGTACGGATAACGCCCTATAATCTCATAAAATCTGCCCCACGCATACCATGTACAGTTGCCACCTGTCTGCTGTGGGCCAAGATTTGCTTGATAAAATGGGTTATCGCTGTACCAGTATTTAGAGCCTTGCATGCCTGCTGATGTAAGTCTAGGTGTAAAAGGCATTAGCAATCACCACCTAACAATGACTCCCACATTTTTGAGCCACAGGATGAATCATTGTGACCGTTTGTGCCACATTCAATACCATAAGCTCGCATCATGCTCTGATATGAATTGATGGCAAAGATTGTGTTGTTACCTGCATTGCCATCGATTGACAAGGGTTTTCCATTTTGTCCAATGAAGCCCTGTGAACGTAAGATAGCTTGCAAGGCAACTACTTCTGTGCCATTTGAATTAAGAATTACCGATTTCATTTGTCTACTCCATTTCCAATAACGTCTGACAATTTCTGAAGTGCCAATGTGTTGTTGTTTAATGCTGTTGTTACTTCTTTCATTTCCTGCTGATGCTGCTCATTGAGTTTGTCAATATCTTCTCTGTTTCGGTCTGTCATATACTTGACATACCAAGCCATAGCGATAGCACATACAATAGGAAAACCAAGTGTGCCAACAGCTTGTAAAATAGCATTCACATCCATTCTTTTCACCGCCTTTTCATCTGAAATATTATACACTATATATTGCTTTTTGTCAAGAAGTATGATACAATATATAGAGAAAGTAGGTGACATACACAATGAATAAATACTATGACGGCACAAAACTTTTGAGCATGCTTGACATCAACGGTAACAAACCAGAAATTTATATGGTTACAACTAATAGAACAGGTGGAAAGACAACATATTTTAGCAGGCTGTTAGTTAACAGATTTCTAAAAAGAGGCGAAAAGTTCGCACTTGTATACAGATATAATTATGAACTTGACGAAATAGCAGACAAATTCTTTAAGGACATTGGCTCACTTTTCTTTAGAGGATATGAAATGACAAGCAAAAGACGTGCGTCCGGTATTTTCCATGAACTGTTCTTAAATGAAGAACCATGTGGATATGCGTTCTCACTTAATAATGCTGATGCATTAAAGCGATACAGTCACCTTTTTTCCGATGTTCAACAAATGATGTTTGATGAATTTCAGAGTGAAACTAATCACTACTGCACGGATGAAATCAAGAAGTTTTTAAGCGTACACACAAGCGTTGCAAGAGGTCAGGGAAAACAAATTAGATATGTACCTGTTTTTATGTGTGGTAACACTGTATCTATTATTAACCCATATTATACAGCTATGGGTATATCTACTAGATTAAAAGAAGATACAAATTTCCTAAGGGGTAATGGTTTCGTGCTAGAACAGGGCTTCATTGACACGGCATCCGTTGCGCAAAAACAAAGCGGGTTTAATAAAGCTTTTGCTAGTGACAAGTACGTTGCATATTCTAGCCAAGGTGTGTACCTTAATGATAGCAAGGCTTTTATAGATAAACCATCTGGCAAAGGGAGATATGTGTTCACTCTTAAATACAAAGAACGTATGTACGGAATTAAAGAATATGCTGACTCTGGTATTATATTCTGTGATGACAAACCAGATAACTCCTGTCCGTTAAAAATAACAGTTACTACTGACGATCACAATATCAACTATGTTATGCTAAAAAAGAATGACTTAATTCTTACTAACCTAAGATTTTATTTTGAAAAAGGTTGTCTAAGATTTAAAGACATGTTATGCAAAGAAGCAGTACTTGCTTCACTTTCATATTAAGGTATCACCAAGTGCTAACATTAATGTATACAGTTAGAAAGCAACGTTGAAAAATACGCTAACTAGTATGTTGGTAAATTGCAGACCGCTTTAATGTACCACTTGTAAATGATATATTGCCACTCTAGTTACAGAACGAATGTTCGTAACGTGGGTGGCATTTTATTGGACAACTCTTAAATGAGAATCATTCTCAAATGATAACCATTCTCAATTAGAACGAATTTGAAAGCGAACAAGCGTTCTTACAAATGTCGTACCAGTGAGCGACAAATGGCATCAGACAGATAGTACATCAGTAGTCAGTAACAGATACACAACAACGCATAACCAAGACTGCTTAGCTTCGCAGAACCGAGCGAGCGACAGCGAGCGAGGACTCGCTCCACAGGTTGTGACTGTCCAAGGTGCAACTGACAGTCGAAGTTGAAATGAAATACCACT